CACGCGACAGAAGATCCGTGCGTGCGGCAGCAACATCAGCCGGGACTTGCGGCGTCGAAGTCGTCGTGGCAGTGTTAGCGGAACGCGAAGTCCCGAAGATATCGCCTAGGATGCTCATTCGCCAAGGCTCCTTTTAAGAATCTCGCCAACGGGCAGAGGACCAGCTTGGCGTGTAGTTCCGGTCTTGGCGTCGCGAATTTGCCTCATCAGATCGTACAGACGGCGGGCGCCTGCGTTAGAAGAACCGTCCCCAAGCATGGAGACTACGTCGGCGGGGATGACGAACTCGCCATCCGAAAGAGCCGCAGCCCTCCGCCCATTGATGGACGTTGGGATCAGGTCGTCGAGGCCGCCGCCGGGACCAACGGCAATCTTACCGCCGCCTGCCAGCGGAACAAGGCCCCCGCCAGCAAAGGCTTCGGGCATTTGACCGCGCATCATGTTTATATCATAGCCGCCGTCAAAATTAAAGTCATTGCCGAGAACAGCGAGGCCGCCTTCAGCGTACTTCACGACGCCGCCCCTGCGATAACCGCCATCACCGCCACCTCCGCCGTCGCCGCCACCACCGCCGTCACCACCCCCACCATCTCCGCCGCCGCCATCACCGCCACCATCTCCACCACCATCGCCCCCTCCGTCACCGCCGTCGCCACCGCCAGCATCACCGCCGCCAGCATCACCGCCCTCGCCAGCATTACCACCAGCATCGCCAGCATCACCGGCATCGCCAGCATCGCCGGGAGCATCGCCGCTATCCACCCCGCCTGGCTGGGAATCTGCGTCGGCGTTGGCGGCAGCGGCATTGGCGTCGGCTTGGGCAGCAGCATTGGCAGCATCATTGGCGTCGGCGATACCACCGAAGTCAGCGTCACCCCAGCCTTCGCCTAGGCCATCGGGAGCGCCAAAAGCTCCGCCCGGTGTGCCCGGCGCGCCAGGGCCGACTTCGCCGAATACACCCTGCCCCACTGCTTGGGCGTCGGGTTCGGTGGCAGCAGCCAAAGCTTCAGCGGCAGCTTGTGCTTGGGCCGCAGCAGTAGCAGCAGACACCGCACCGGGCCCGACATCATCCGCGACGGCGGCGGGCGAAACAGTGGCAAGCCCCTGAGTTGGACTTGTAACTGTGGCTACCTGAGTAGGCGCGACCTCGTCGAAAGTAAGATTGTCGATATCAATCTGCTGGGCAACCGTTCGCGCATCCTCAAGTTCCTGTGCAGTAAGCGGGGTATTTTCTAGCGCGTTGAGCATGTCTTGGACGGCACGGTCGTGAATTTGCGCGTGTGCCCTAGCCGGTTCTCTTGCCGCTTCAGCCGCACTCATGCTGCGAGCGGCGGCAATAAGGGCACCAACGAGGCCACCGGCTGGCCCGCCAACAAGACTGCCGAGGGAAAAGCCGCGCCCCAGATCTGAAAGGCTAATGTCGCCCAGGCGACCTAAATCAAGACCGCCGAGGTTGCCGAGGTTGCCGGGATTGGGGCCAAGGTCTATGCTGCCGGCCATCTCGCCGCCCATGTTGACGCCGCCAGTTCCTAGGCCGCCATCACCACTCCCGCCGCCGCTACCGTCACCACCGCCAAGGCCACCGCCGTCCGTGCCAGTACCGCCGAGGTCGGGCAGAGCGCCTTCACGGTAGGAGAAGAAGGAAGGGATGCCGCCCGTCATAGCAGCGGTGAAAGGATCGAAAGAGCCGGGCGCAGGCGGCGTATAGGAGCGGAACACATTACCGCTTGAGGGCAACGCAGCAGGGAGGGCGTTGAGGGCCGGCGCGAAAGCCATAGTCCGCACGATGCCGTCTTCAGGCGCACCAATCCCCACAGCAGGAACGTCGGTTTCTGCGGAGAACGGCGCAAAAGAAGGGGCAAAAAGGGTGTCGGACATGATGGGCCTTCTGATGCTTATTATACCACGTTAGGTTTGGAAAATAAACCTAGCGGACGTCGACGAAGTTGCTGGACTGGAGGGCGAGCAGGAGTTTGCCGACGACGTTGGTGAGGGCAGTGACCGACGGATTTAGCATGTCAACGGTGATAGGAGCGCTGACGGTGCCCTGCACAATGAACTGGGGACGGGTGCGCCGACCGGGGTCGAAGAGGTCGCTCTGTTCGAGTACTGTAATGAGCCGATTCCATGCGTCGCGGGAGGCAGGGTCCCAAGCGTCAGGCGGCGTAGGAAAGGTGCGGGAGGAGATGCGGCGGGTCATCGCAGACCGTCCGGTTCGATTGCCATACGGAACTGACCCATCCGCCACGGCACGTTGGAGGAAGTCGAGGACTGGATTTGGATGGCCAGTTCGCGGCCCCGTAGACGGGTGGAGATTTTCTGGGTGTTACCGGTGACGGGGAAGGGACCCTTGGTGATAACCGGGCCACCCGGATATTTACGGGCTTGGAGCGAGATGTTGAGGGTGCCGACGTAGGGCGTATTATCGGACAGGTTGGAGAAGTCGGGCACGAACTTGTTGACGAACACAATGCTGTTGCCGTCCTGCTGATCGAAGTACGCGCCTTCGAGATTGGCGGCGAGGACGGAGCTATCGGCAGTGTAGCCAGATTCCTGATAATAAATGTTGGAGGGCTTGTCGTCAATGGCAAGGGGGCGCGAAAACGTATTGCTATCTTCCCAGACCGTGCGGGGCATGGTGCCAATGGACCAGTGCTTCTCGCGCGTGTTATATATGACGTAGCGGTCGTTCTCGCCATTGGGCGATTCGAGAGAAGGATAGAACCACATGATTTCGTCGAAGGTCGAGTTCGAACCTGCATAGATCTTTTCAAGTTGGAACTGGTTTAAATTGTCATAGATGTAACGGAGGACAGTGCAGCCCAAAGTTTGGAGGCGACCATCATACTGATAGAACTGACCGTTGGCTGCCATCCAATAAAGTGTGCCGTTGTATTCGATGGCTGCGTTACGGGCAATGATGCCACACTGTTCACCGACAGCGGTGAAGCCAAAGACGTCGTTGCCGCCGATGTAGGACTGGATGAACAGGTCGTTGTCGGTCAGGATGGCAGTCTTGTCGCCAATGCGGTTGACGGCCCTAATCTCGGAGCCACGGCTCGGCAGCGGGTAGTCACCTGCGGTGTTGATGTTGGAAGGCGTCCAGTCGGTGAAGTCTTCTTGGGAACACCAACGGACTAGGAGCGGACTGTAAACGCCGGAAATGTCGTGGGTGCCGTAGAGGAGGACATGCCTAGCTTCCGAGGCGACGCGCACAATCTGGTTGACGGAAGGGGCTGCCGTGACGATAGTGGCGCGACTGACAATTCCGGCGCTGGTATCCCAGTACATGAGCGGGCCGCCAGAAGGAACGGCCATGATATCGGTGCCCCACAGATCGAGCGACCATTGGCGAAGGGGAAAAGGCACTGGCGAAGCGGGCGCGCCCCAGCCAAAGTTGCCGCTCCAAACGCCGATGCCCCAGCCCGAAACAAATTCGGTGGAGATGTTACCGGCTGGATAGGAGAAGCCGATGGTGATGGCACCGCCCGTAGCTACAGATGTGGCCACGGCAGTCAGACTGACATTGAATGCGAAGGCATTGGAGGTAATGACGCTGACCGGGAAGGTGGCCGTCGTCGAAGAGATCGCGTTGATGACGATGTTGCCGCCGATGGTAGCGGCAGCGGATACGATCTCGACGAGGCTGCCCGTCGTGAGGCCGTGGTTGGAGACGGAAACGACGATCTTCGTCGAGCCCGCTTCAGTGGACAGCAGATTGCTGGAGGCGAGGGTGGAGGTGATGGGCGTGATGTTATAGAAGGTAGAAAGTTCGCTGGAGAATAGGCCCACATTAGTAGCGATGACGGCGGCAGGCTGGCCTCCCCGACTACGAACCGAAGTTAGGTAGCGCGGCACGCCGAAGATTTTGCTATCTTGGGAAGGGTCGATGACACGCTGCCAACCGCCCATGAGTTCGGGGCGTCCGAAGCGGAAGCGGATTTTGTCGGCCTCAGTCCAAAAGCCGCTCGCATCAAGCTGAGTCCTCTCTTTGACGACTCCGACCTGAAAGGCAAGTTCCCTGAGTTCTTGGTCCTGAAAAGTGACCGACATCTAATTACTCAAGGACCCGGATCGATGCCGCGTTGATGGTCGAAACGGCAGCCGATACCTGATTGACTTGGACCTGTAGGGCTGAGACTGACGAAGCAAGGGCACCCACCAAATTGACGCAGGTGGCGGAAGTGCAGACAACAAGGTCAGGGCCGGAAGACGAAAGGGCGGCACCCGTGCCAGTGTTCTTGACGGTAATGTTGAAGGCGCCGCTAGTATTACGCAGGGTAACATAATTCTTGGGTGAAGCTGGCACAATTACGTTGACGTGACCGGTCAGTGTGCCCTCAAGGATTAGGATGGCACAGCGGGCTTGGTCGGCCGCCGCGTTCGATGTGGTAAGGGTAGTGTCGCCAGACGAGACGCTGACAACAGCCGAACCTGCGACCGCAGCCGCGATCAGGTCGAGGTTGTTGTTCGTCTTGATGCCCCAAGTGGTGGCGTTCTCGCCGGTCGCTTGGAGTTCTAGCCGAAGAAGGGGATCATAAGTCGAGGGCATTACTTGCGCTCCTCAAGGATTCGTGTTACTTTGTCGTCGATTCTATTTAACACAGTTGTCAGCTTATTTTCAAGGTCGGAGACAACCTCTCGCGTGGCGAAGTCCTTGTTGACTTGGGCAACGTGATTGTGGTGAAGCTCTTGCAGGTGTTCGGCTTTTTTATGCACGACGGAAAGCTCCCGTTGCAGATAGGCACCGTAAGCCAGCAAGAGCGGCCACAGGAAGGTCGAGACGAAATCGAAGAGAAGCTTGATATCCATGTGAGGGGTCCTAAGCTGGACTGCTCATTGAGGGATTCCAGATTACGGAAGTAACCAGGATGTTCGAGCCGTCTTCGGTAAGCAGGTACTCGTTGTTTTCGAGAGCGAGATAGTTGTCGAGGTTTTGCAGGGCGCGCCCGTCAGGGACCTTGCGAGACTCGTAGCGGGGGCGGGGTGGCCTGTTCTGCGGATGCTTCTTGAGGTCGTAGGCCCCATCGTAGCAGGCAGAGCAGACAACAAGGTTAGTGGATTCCTTGCGTAGCTGGCGGCGGTAATACTTCTGGCCGCACCTATCGCAGAGGGACCAAACATTGAGCGCCATGACTAGGAGCCATAGTTAGTCTGGTCGGGCCGCGCGTCAGGAACTTGCTTCAGTTCGCGGCGGGGCTTGGCCGACTTGTTTTGGGGGTGGCTCTTCTTGTCGAACAGGCCGTCGTAGCAGGAGTAGCAGACGACGAAGTTGGTAGTTTCCTTGCGGAGATCGCGGCGCTTGTAGTCGAAACCACAGCGGTCGCAGACCGACCACAT